CAACCGTTTCGACTGTTTGTGTTTCTTCGTTCATTGCGAACCTCCTATTTTTAAAGTCGTCCCCGACTGTATTTTCCATAGCTTTTAGTGTCTTCAATGCTTGGACAATATAAAAACCGCCTCGATTTCGATGCGGTTAGGGCATAATTAGATAAATAATAGTCTAAAGGTTTCACGGCCTTTAGGTGTGATGAGAGTCTGTGTGCCAGACCATTGTGTTTTTTCGTTGAGTGTTTCCTTGACCTCAAACAAGCCATCATTTTTATTGGCTGTCGGTTGGAGCTTACCTTTCTTATCTCGGTAGATATATTTTTTCTCCATCAAGAAGTCAATAAACTTACGTTCTTTAATTTTTAATTGTTTTGCTGTTTCTCTGAAGCTGGTCAGTAAGTTTCTATCTACTAGTTCATCGAAATAGTCTGCTTTCGGCTTCATTATGGTATTTTCAACGGAAAGTACAGCTTTTTCAGCTTCCAAGTGTTTAATGACTGCTTCTTTTTCTTTCAGTTGATTACCAGCCATAAGGAGCAAGTCTGCTAAGGCTTGTTTGTTGTGCGTGATATTATAAGCCACTTGGTCGGTCATATAAGCGCCATGCTTACGAATAGAGGGCAGCACTTCGCTAGTGACCCAATCAGCAAATTTCTCTGCTTCTGGTTTGCGAGATTGAAAAACAAGTTTATAGAAATTTGCTTCGTTGATGAAGTTGGCTTGTTGGACTCCTCCGTTTGTAAGGATGTCACTACTAGTTACACCCTTTGGATTGAGTCTTTCTAGTGTTTTTCGTGGATTGCTTAAATCCAGAATTTGACAACAATCATTCAAATTAAAGAATGGCTCGCCTTTAATTTCTATTGTTCTTACTTCTCCGAATTGTTCATTTTTAAAAATTTGTAGTTCCATTTTTTATGCTCCTTTAATATAATTACCAATAATAGTACGATGCTCATCTTTAAGACTATCCAGCCTGTACATGATAAGATTTAGCAAGGCAAAGTGCTGACCATGTGCTGCAATTAAATCATGATAAGACCAATAATCATCAAATTTAGGTTCTGTCGACAGCCATTCATGTAAAATACCCAGACTTTCTCTAATCTCTGAAGTATCGATTACTAGTTCTTCGTAACTGTTTAAAAGTTCATTTTTTGCCATAATAAAAACACTCCTTCGTGTACCTTGAAAAGAGCGTCTCAGCATGATATAATATTTCATGCAGAAACACTTCTGTGGTGATACCGTTTAGCTCGCAAGTTTGGCGACAGAGAGCTAGGCGGTATTTGTTATTTTTCGGATTTTAAAAGGTCAATTCCTTTCAATATTGCTTGTGTCTTCGATAATTGTTTTTTATTTGCAACCTCTTCTAAATTTTGAAATTCAGATTCAGTTAGCTTAATAGACACTCTGCGATTTTTAGGATTTTCACTTTTCGGTCTTCCGATTTTAGCAGTCATACTTCATCACCTCACTTTATGACTTCACCAAAATTATATTATAGTGAAGCCGAAAAGTCAAGAGGTTTTTAAAACTTTTTTTTGCCATAATAAAAACTCCTTTGCGGTATGACAAAGAAGCTCTTTTCTGATATAATGATTTCAGAAAGAGTTTCTTTCGTGCGATAGCTTAGAACCATCTGATTGGCGTTAGTGGGTTCTAGGCTATTTTTTGATTTCGTTGTAGACCTTTTCTAGTCCCAGCATTAAAATTTCCGTCTTCGTCTTTCCTGTTTGTTCAGCACAATACTCTAACATTGCTACTTCTTCATCAGTCATACGAAGTCTTGTATTATTTCTGCGAGGATTTTCACTTTTCGGTCTTCCGACTTTTGCTACCATGTCATCACCTCTTTTCTTGGTAACACAATTATTATATAACCGTGTTACCAAAAAGTCAAGAGGTTTTTTGAAAAAAATTAAAAATAAGAAAAGCACTTAGATTTCGAGGCGGTTAAGTTTCTATTAAAATAACATCTCCGATTATGACGGAAACTCTTTTGACTTCTAACTCACAATCAAGAAAGCAACAAGGATAGTCGCCCTCCAATTGTTTACCGTGATGTTCAACAGTTACATAAGATTCTTTTTCTATCACGTCACAAAGTTCTTTGACTTTCATTCTCTACCCCCCTTCCTAAAAACAGGTACTGTCGTGCATCGACAATTAGGGTGAAACGGTGGTGCGTTCAATGCTGGCACTAACTCAGATACTTTAAATATTTTCCCATTAAATGGTTGACATATTTTACACGCTTTCAATTCAGTCATGACTTCAAACCATTCAACGCCATTCGCTTCATAGTTCGCTTTCTGAGCCTCTGAGTATACTCTAGCCGATTCTGTTACTGCCAACCGTCTAGCGTAGCCATACGAGACATCAAACTCTTTTCTAAGATTGTTAATCAGAATGTTTGTGCCTTTACCTCTTAAAACGGTATCAGCAACACCTTTCTTAACGATATCTCGCAACTCGCTTTGTCTTTCCCAAATCCTAGAAGACCACGTCGCATTATTGAAATTAGCGTATATAATCGTATCTGCTGATACTTTTGAAGTTTCAAAACTTCCGAGTGTCATATTCAAAACACCAGCTGAAAACAGATTCTCTCGTCTGATTGATTCAGTTAAGTACTTATCAATGATTTCAAACTCACTCAAAGCCAAATCATACTGATGTAGCTTGATATTTGCTTGCAGCACTTCAAGACGACTTGTCTTCATCTTCAAGTTATACAATCTCATCAAGTCGTTTTCTGCTTTCGTGAAATCCTTACTCGTTACTTTCTGACCACGTTGTCTCAAACGATTAGCACGTTCGACTAACTGTCTAGCTTTAAACTCAACATTGACCATGTCAAGCCTATCAGCTCTCTGTTTAGCTTCTAGCTTCGTAATACCCTCTTTATCAGCATACCTTTGCCAAAAACTATCTATTTCCTTTTGAATATTGTTAGCGTGTTGTTGATAGACACCGTTCAGTTGATAAGCTACTCTCTTATCTGCCAGTTCCCTAGCCTTTTCTTCAGAACGGTACCTATCTTCCCAATACTTATTCGTTAACATCTGTTATAACTTTCTTGCTATCGTCAAATTCAGCGTCTGAGTAAATTTTTTGCTTCTCTAAACGACTTTCAAGGTCACCCATAGCTTCCTCTTCTTTTTCCATTCTTTCGATTTCTTTCTGCGGATCATCGATGATAGACAGAACAGATAGTTTGGTTTCCTCAGATACCTGGCCAGATAACTGACCGACAATCTGCGCTTCTTCAAGAATGTTTCTTGGTACGTTTCTAGTAAATGTGTAGGTTAAAGCTGACCAAGCTTCTTCATCAACTGCACTCAAAGGCACACTGAACACAATCTGATACAAGCGATTAAATGCAGATTGTAGCTTTCTGTCTTTCATACGAGCAAGGTTATCCATGGCTTGCAATTTAAAAGCAAGAGCAGTACCAGATGAATTTCCAAACTCAGCTTCAGACATGTTGGCAACCATTGAAATAGCAAAAATAGACTCTTTCAGTAAGCTGATAAGGTTTTCTTGTGTCGTGTCTGAACTTGGTTTCTCCAAAAAGCTAACCTCAGGCAAAGGTCCGTCGCCATTCTTCCAAAGATTGAAAATCCTGTTCTCTCTGATTTGACTAGCATCTTCATCTTGTAGTTCAACACCCAACACTTTCAAATAAGCATCTGCGAAATAATCTACATCATTCGCTTTCTCACTTGCTGCCTTATTTAAAGCGTTAATTAAGGTCTTAACACTTTCAAAAACACTTTGTCGCTCTTCATTCTCAATCAATTCCACAACTGGAATGGAACTATAGATGTGCTGAGTACGTTCACCAAATCTTACGGATCCCCCAGTTGAAAACGTAGCGTCAATCACCTCATCATTCGTAATGACCTGACCAATACCTGTCTGGCTATTCTCGTTGAACGTATACCTTACTGCGAACAACGGGCGTTCTTCAATGCTATTGTCATGCACGATGAACATGTTGATTGGACTGTTATAAGTCGCTCTTGTATGCATATCTTCGTCTTGATAAACATAAATAAACGCATGACCGAAAATACTAGACATCTTAGCAAGTTCAAACTCTGAATCTTCCATGTCGTTAATCTTACGGAAATCAGCAACAAACTCATTTACGTTTTCGTCTTCGTGCTTGATTTTAACAGGGACACCGATTTGATAACCTGTGAACGTATCAACAATATATTTTGCGTAATTAAAAACCAGACGATTATCTGGCTTCCAACTAACTTTTTTAGTCATCTTCAAGACTTCATGTTGTGAGAGATACATATCCTCGCTCTCAACATAGTTCTTGACTAGCTTGCTCATGTGAAGCCTAATCGCTTCAGTAACGACTTCTTCAGTAACTTCATCGCTTGTTGTTGTAATGACTTTTCGTTTATTCACAAAAACTTTTGCCAATTTTTAAAAACCTCCTTTGAATAGTTTGATTTTTGTTTTATATATCCTATCTTGCAAAGCGTACCTGATAGCGTCAATACAATGATTATAGCTATCAACCGGCTCGTTGATGTATTCATTCGTTTTCTTGTCTTTCTTCCAAGTATAATTTTCTAGTTCTTCAATCAGCTTCACACACCGCTCATCGACTACCCAATCGTATTGCAAGAGATACTGGATTCCTTGCATGACTGATCCAGGACCTTTCTGCACATCGATAACCCGAGGGATGCCAAGGTTTCGTAATTCCTGGTTCGATTTCTTTTCAGCGCTATCCGCTCTGATTTGCTCTTTTGCATACCCAAGGTCCTTGATACTTTCTGCAATCTTGTCATTTGTCAATCCTTTTCTTACAAACTCTTCGACTACATACAAACGCTTGTTAGCATCGTCTATCCTTACATGAAGCAAGGCTGACGGGTCATTGATAAAACCATAGTCAAGACCAAAATAAGCTGGTAGATGCGCCAGCTCGTCTTTATTAAGTAATCGTTTCTCATACTTTGGAAAGACTAGCTTGTCCAGAGTTGCGAACTCACCCAGAGCGTAAATCTTGTAGTACGCTTCGTTTCTGTTAGCTAGTTCTTCAATATTCTCAATCGTTACCTGGTCTAAAAAACGATTATCCTTGTATGACGTATGATAAACAACCGTATTTTTTGGCTTCTTAACAAAAAAAGCGTTATACGTCCAGTTTACTTTCGATACAGGGTTAAACATCAAGAATATCTGCTTATCTTTGTGTTTCTTATCCCTTAAACGCAAAGTCAACTGCGTGTAATCATCTAATGTGAACTCAGAGGCTTCTTCCATAACGACATCAGACACACCCTTGATTGACTTTATTTTCTCTGGGTTGTCCAGCCCTTTGAAAATAAATTGCGCGCCGTTTGGTAACTCAATTCGATAAGCCGAATTGTTAACCTTGCACTTATCTAGTAACTGCCAACTATCCAAGCACTGTTTTACATCCTCAAAGATTGAATCGTGAACCGTTGACCCCACTTTACGCAAAAAGAGTATTTTACGTGGATGCTTCCAATCTTGGCAAGCCTTGTATACTACCTTCTGAATTACACCGTGACTTTTTCCTGATGAAGCTCCGCCGTAGTGAACTTCAGTAAAAATAGAATAGTCATTGAGCTTGTCATAGATATGCTTATTAAAAACTCTGCTAGGATATTGAATGACAATATTGATTTTTGGTCTAGTCTTCGTCAGCATCCCAATCACCTACCTTGATTTCGATAGTTCGTTGAGTGATATCAATGTTGTTTTGATACATGCCTAACGTCTTAGCATATTTATCCGATGCAGACAGCATTACAGATAAATCAGGAGGGACTTCTTTGACAGACTGATAACCTTCTCCATCGCCAACAAGCTTGATATCTTTGATTTCGCGTCTGATAATTTTTGCCCAAAACTGCTGAATGTCCACAGAATTTAGCAAAGAAAGCTCCGTCCTGCGCTCGTCAAAGGCGTTTTTAAGCTTTTCAACGACTGGTGGAATGTGTCCATAAATGTCCATATTCGAAAGCATGTTGTTTGCCTGTTTACGAGCTGTTTTCTCGCTAAAACCAGCTTCTTTAGCTGCTTGTGTAGCATTCTGAAACCCGTTAGCCATGTAATTGAGTACGAAAGACTTCTGCCTGCTTCGAGAAGATGGCCAATCTGACATCAAATTATTGGCTACTGTTTTCAATCCTTCAATTGCTAATTTTTCGCGTTCATTCATGACCATCACCTCCATTCGAAAATTAAAAAAAAGCCACACGATGTGCGACCTTCCTGCAAGGCGACTACTACCTTGCGTGTGTACAATCTT